ACTTCATTGATTATATCAATCATTCCATTTTAATTTTATATTTCTATCAATTGTATGCATATATAAGGCTGATGATGATGATTTTCCATATTCAAATTCTAAAATTAATTTTAAATTTAAGGATACTTCTTTATCATTTACAAACTCAAAATACAATTCTTGCCAAGAAAATCTGTTAAAGTGTTTTTTATTTAAAATAGTTAAAAAATTAGTTCTTTTTTCAAACATCAATGTTTTAGCAAATATTTTTAAATAGTTATCACTTAGATTTAAATTTTTTATTGTTTCAATAGCAACATTATAATCTTCATCTGAAGCATTTAGCATTTGTGCTATATTTTTATATTCGTCAAGATTCAATTCTTGTGTTTTCATTTTCTAATATTTCAATAATTACACCTGGATTTTGTTTGTCATAACGGTATTCTTCAAAATGTGGGAGAATTACATCTGCATTATCATCTGTTATCCAACCATGTTCTACCATGTCATCTTGTGTTGTCTCCGTAGGATTTATATAATCAAACTTATGTTTACTGTTTCTTATAAATGTAAATTTAATATGAACAGGTTGTTTGAATTTTGCAAATTCAGCTCTAAATTGTATAGCATATGCTATATAAAGATTTTTAGTAGCTTTTCTGTAATTCATTACAGTTTTACTAGATATAAGATATTTACCGGTCCATCTTTTTCCATTTTTGGAGGACGGGACATTTCCTTTTATAAACCATTTCATTTAGGAATTTAATATTTGTTTTAATAAAGGTTTTATTGTGGCATGAACTATTTCAAAACCAAATTCTTTTATTGAATCAGAAAAATCTTTGCTTAATGTAAGCAATACACTTTTTATTCCATATATTTCTTCATATCGTTGTGCAGCTTTAATACCGGCTGCATCATTATCAAATAAAGTAGCTATGTTTTTATACTTCTCTTTAAAAGATTCAATAATATAAGGTTTTATTATAGTGTTTTCACTATCTGGTGCAATAATTTCTAAATTATATCCAAACCCTTTTATTGACATTCCATCTTTAAGAGAGGAACAAATTAATAAGTAAGGTTGATTATATTTAAGTTGATCAATTCCTTGAAGATGTGATTTAATTTTAAGAAACTTATGATTTTTACGAGTAGGTTGATAGATTTTGTATAAATCACCGTCTGTAGTAAAATAACCATATATCATAGGTCCTTCAATTTTAAGTTTATTTATTTGCTCATCATCTTGTTTAATCATGTCATACCAAGCTAGTGGTTTTACATTGTACTCACTTAACATCTCACTACCAATTCTAAATGATAGCCAGAAAAGTTTATCTTCTGTAGTCCATGATCTTATTTCAATAAGATCTACTACCCATTTTGATTCAGCTTTTAATATTAAAGCTTCAATTGTTTCATTCCGGGTATAGTTATTATAATCAGTTATAAGTTTTTCTACAGCATGTGGATATTGTAATCCAAACATGTGTTTCATTAAATCAATTTTATTTCCTCCATATCCCGTAGAAAAATCTTTAAATTTATATTGCATTATAGATTTATCAACATAAATAGACATACTTGGGATCTTGTCATTAAGATTAAACACTGATTTTATTTTAACATCTTGCCCTGTAAGTTTTACACTCAATTGCAGGTAATGTTGAAAAACCCAATAACTGGGAACTTCTGATTCATTAACAATTAAATTTTTAGTGTTAAACATAGATAAAAAAAGCGGGAAGACTTTCATCTCCCCGCCTAATTAAAAGATTAATTATAATTCAAAATCACCAGTTTTAGTTACATTACCTGGTTCAAAATTAGTTACATTTTCAGAAACTTTTTTAGTAGTTGGTTTTACATGTTCTGTTTTATTAAATGTAATAAGTCTTGATTTTTCAACTTCTAAAGCTTCTAATGGAACACCATCTTTTGATATTCTAGGTAAGAACAAATCTAAATTAGTGTATCCTTCATTGTTTACCCATTCTCGGCCTCCAATACATGAATTAATGAATTTACTGTTACCAAGTACAGAATTACATGAAGTAATAAAACTTTCAATTGTATTTGCAGATATATTATCAAGTTCTGTTCTTTTACCAAGAACTTCACTTAAAAACACCATTGCTTTCATGATTTCAGTATCTTTATCAATTTCTCGGCCATTTTCTAAAGTAACACTTTTATATGCATATGCTGACATTTTAACCCGTCCTACTTGACCTTGGTAACGTAAGCCATTTGGTTTATTTACATCAACCAAGAACCCTTCAAAATCTCCTTCTACAGGCATGCTTTCAACATGCAATGTTACATGATAAGAATCTTTATCATAAGGTGTTTGGTCTAAAGAAATAGAATTAATTTTAATAACTTGATTACCTGCTGTAATCACTGGTTTTGTTTTACCGTTTCCAACGGTTAGATCTTTTGTGTTAAACATACTTTGATTTTTTAATTTTTACTTTTCATACTCTAATATACACTCTCTTACATATTGTAAGTCATTTGGAATAAATGGACTTGGAAACATATCTATTGGTGATTTACAAGTGTTCTCACCATTATTTTGTGTTTCAAATCCATACTCAAGAGTTTTATCTTCTTTTTTAACAACTCTTCCAAAAAGAACAATTGAAAACAGACCTTCCAAAGTTAAGACGTTGTCAATTAATTTCCCAATTGTTTTTGCTTTAATTCTTCTCACACCATTCATATCTGTTGATTCTTCTGGGTGTGTCATGAAAAATATAAGCAAATCATCTCTGAAATCTTTAGGAGCTTTTGCAACTTGAGCTAGTGCAGAACCTATCTGCGTGAATTTGTCATAACCTTTCTCTTGGGATCTGTCAAAATACTCAAAAGAACTCATAAATTGCCAATCATCTACCACTAAGGTTTTAATGTGTAGCATGTTATCACTAACATGTTTCATTGCTTTGAGTACTCCTGCAGAACTTGACGCTGAAGTCATGTTTCCTGTAGGGTTTTCTTTAGTAATTTGAGTGTAACTGTTTTTCCACCCCTTAAAGGGTAGAGGTTTATTACCAATGTTGATAATAAACGTTTCTTTAGGATCCAGGGTCTTTATTGCTGTGGACTTCCCTGAACCAGAATCTGCGATTATAAGTGTTGATATTGACATTCTATTTTAATTTTTGTTCTATTCTTTCTAAAGTTTTAGCAATATTTACTAAAGCTTCAATAGCCGCTCTATGAGAAAATATCTCATCCGGGTTTTTAAGTTCTTTAAATTCAGAGATAACTTCTTTGATTTCTGGAACTTCTATTTTTGCTCTTCTTGAATTGATATCATTTATGATTTTTAATTCAGAAACAGGGATCATATGTCTTGAAAATCCATTGCTGCTTTCAATAATTTCATATTCAGTTTTCCAGTGAGGATTATATTTATGTAAATATAAAGTTCTTTTGGCATCTTCTGAATCATAATCAATACTTACAAATTCTGTATAAACATCTACTTCTTTTTCCAATTCACTTGGAAAAAAACTGATGTATAATTCATCTTTACCGGTTGGCCTATAAGCCATTTTTGGGATATACAGAGCGTCTTCAATATTAGCTTCTTTAAAATAAGCATTATGTTCTTCTCTTAAATTTAATGTTTTTTCTTTTCTAGCTTGAGGAGTCAATGGTTCTTTTTTTGTATTAATCATAATTATCTTCTTTCATGTTGGTTTGGAGTTGCCATTTCATGAATTTGCATTTTTTCAAATTCAGCTTTAAAGAAACTCATTCTTGTATCACCGTTTCTTGCTTTAAGAAAATGCAGAACTAAAGTTTTGTCATCATCAATGATGTATCTATCTGGACCATAGAATCTAATCTTTTGTTTAGCAGGTCTATTAATACCTACTAAAGTATCTGCATGTTGAAGCATTGCATCTGAACCAAATATATCTGATTCAAGAATATAGTTTCCATATTTACCATCAATGGCTCTTTCCGGGTTATCAATATTCCTATTGAGCTGAGACAGCACTATAAACAAGCAAGGATATTCTCTTTTAGTTTGCGTAAAAAATTCACCCAATTCAAAAAGCATATCTAAAGTGTTGTTTTGATAAGGAGCTCTTTTAACTAATAACGTATGATCCAATGTGATGATAGTTTTTTTATCTTTATGTATTGAAAAATACATATCAATTTGTTCCCGCATTTGGTTTACTGTCATTGGTCTGCTTACAATATCAACAGGATGTTTGATTCTTTCTTTGGCATACTGGTGACAACTGTTAATTACATCTGCAGATATCTTACTACCTGCACTACACAATTCTTTGTATGTCTTACCTGTCATAGATGAAAACTCTCTAAGAGCTGAAGTTCTTCCAACCATTTCAAATTGAAATTCAAGTACTCTAAAATCATCATGTGGATTAAGTGAAAAAGATTCTCTAATAATTTGGTCTTTAATTAAAGTCTTTCCCGCTCCTGGTCTTCCACCCATTACAGTTAATGTATTCCATTCTAAACCATCTGTAGTTGCATCATTAAACTTTGGCCATGGCGTGTAAATAGATTTCTCTTCCCCGCTGGCCCTGTTTATCATGTACTTTATAGCATCATTAAATGCTGTATACTGACCTGCCCATTCTTGTTGTAGCTTACTCATTTTTGAAATTTCCTTATCATTTTATTTAATTGGGCATCAAATTTAGATTTTTTAATAGGTTTTAGATACTTAGATTCAGTTTTTTTCCATCCCCAACTACTAATGAATGTCATATATGAAATAAAGGTTACACCATTTTGATATGGTCTTCCTTTTTTCTTTTGGACTTTGGTGACTATCTGTAAAACTGCTTCATTTTCTATAACCTTAAACCATCTATCTCCAACATTTGGGTTACTGTATAAAAAGTATTCAGGTTTACTCATGTAGATTTTTCATAATGGTTTCCATTTTAGTTTAGAACATAAACATTCACTAGCTTCAACATCATGTCTTGGTTTCAAAAATATAGGCTGATAGAGGCTGCCTCCGGGATAAGCATAAAGATATTTAATCTCCACTATAGAATTTAATTCTGGGATATCTTGATTTGGATATACAGTGGCATTTCCAACATTATGCAGCTTACCCGCATCATATAAAGATAACTGAATAGATCTTTTATCAGTATTGATTCCACTAACTATACAACTGGCTGTTTCATAAAACTTAAATTTAAGTTGATTACCACCTGAACTTGGTCTACCCGGTTCATGAACTGCATGAATGTTTTTGAATACAATTCCCTCTGCATCTCTTGCTTTAAGTTCTGCATATAATGCTCTTTTCTCCTCAGTAGTCCATGCAATTCTGATTGGGATTATTACATCAAAATCAACCATTGCATATGGATTTTCAAGAATATCAATCATTGAATTAAGTCTTTCAATGTAAGGCAAGTCTTTAACAAAATCATCTATTTGATCAAATATTACTATTTTATCTCCTAAATCTTCTCCAGCAATGATTGCACCACTAGATATCTTATCCAATTCAGTTTGAATTTTATTAGATACAGTTACAGTTAAACCTTTTCTGTTAGCAGCATATGAAGGTTTACCACTAAATAATAATCTGTTTTCACCATCAAATTTTTCTTGAGCACACCAATTAGAGTCAGTTAGATATTTCTCAACATTCTGTTCTGAACATTCATTTAGTAGTTGTGGTTTTACCCCGGTGTCTCTACTATCAACTACAGCTGATATTGTGGAAGTTATTCCACTTTCTTTATAACCTTTAGCAGTTTTTTCTTTAACTAATTTGTCAAAGATTTTTAAAGCTTGGTCATAAGTTGTAGGGATTTGATTTTTGCGTCCAGTTGTTAAAGAAGAACCTCTTCTACCATATGAAAAATCAACATAATAGCCTTCGGCTACAGGTGTTATACAGGCATTATATACCTTATCTGAATTACGATCTTGATAATATAAATTTATATTCATTATTTAAATTCTGCTTTTTGTATAAAATGTTTTGTTACTTCAGGTATATGTTTCTTATAGTAAGGTTGTTCTGATTTACACCATTGTTTAACCTCATCTTTTGTTTTAAATTTCTGATACTTAAATGTTATTTCCAATGCATCTATAAAATCTTGAACTGTCCAACCTTCCCAAATGTGTTTGTTATTTTCCATTAAACTACATTTTCTTTAAAGGGTTTTGGTTTATTATCAGTTACTCCTTCAACTATCATATCACAATAATCAGCCATAGTTGATTGTTTTATTTTATTTTTATCTTGTTTAGATATAAAGTATTGGCTAGTCATCATGTATAGATAATCTACTTCTTTGTATTCATTGACATACATTTTAGCTGCAGCTAATATCTGCGGCCAAGTAAAGTTATATGTATCAAAAAACCATCTAAATGAACCGGCCAAAGCTTTAACGTTTTGTCTACCGGGTTTACCTGATGGTAACATTCCTGATGGAAAGATTTGTCTATACTCTTCAATTTTAACTATAAATTCATCTCCCATTATTTGAGAGTCTGTTCTTTTTTTAGCATTAGTAAATTGAGAATCTAAATTAATAATTAATTCTTGAGCTTTTGTTGTTAAATTTAATTCAACTCCTGTTGAAGTTGTTGTTGATATAAGATAATTATTGGTTATAAGCCAATCTAATTCCGGTTTAAGATCAATAAATGGAACTGATAGTTTTTCTTTAGTTGAGAAAAGAATCAGACATTGATTCGGGGTTATTCCCTGACTTAATAGTATTTGAAATAGTTTCCACATGTTCTGCGACTAAGGTTTTATATTCATTATAAGTATTTAGAAAAATAGGATCTTTGGTTTCTTTATAATTTTTAGCTTTTCTTAAAAGATTTATCACACTAGCATGATTATTACCTACAAATTCTCCCATAGCAATTTTAGTATATTTTAAACAAAATCCATATTCATAAAATATAGTTTTAATTGTTATAAACTCTTGCTTTCTAGTTTTATGATTAAGAGATAATATATCTTTTAAATCAGGAGCTATAGAATGTAATAACTCAATAGCTAATACCTCAAGTTCTTCTAAAGATAGTTTTTCTTCAACAATAGTATATCCAGATTTAAAGATTCTTATTTTAATTCCATATTTATTATTTATATGTTCTTTAAATATATTTATTTCTTTATCTAGTTTTAATTTAAGTTTTCTGGTTAATACTTCCATTTTAATAAATGATGAACTGATTCATTAATTATAAATATAATGAATCAGTTCTTTTTGAATTTCTTTTTTATTAATGAATAAATCAGATTTAAAAAATTCCATTGGAGTTAGTTCTACATCTTTATCATCAACTTTGACTTTATTTTTTCCAGTTGATTTAAGCCATTCATTAGCTTTATCTAAAGTAATCATTAAAAGTGTTCCTATTATGCCATCACTATAAGTAATTTTGATGCCACGCCAATGAATTCCATAATCCATTATTAATGGAAAATCTTTAATATCAATTTCAACTATAGTTTTCATGAAAAAAGCCATTTAAAAAAAGAAACTTTTAAGCTAGGTAAATCTTCTTTATTATTACTAGCTCTTGTTTTACCGGCTTCAAATTCCGTGTTAGTTAAACATAATGGTATAATTTTACCATTTGTTTCTACATAAACTACATTGTACTCAGTTGTTGAACCAAAGTGTCTTTTTGTGTTTTCTACTTTTTTAATTTGACCTAATTTTATATTCATGATTTTTACCAATTAATTATTGTTTTGTTTTGTGTTGCAAGATAATCATTTACCTTATTAAATATATCATCATGCTTCCATATTCCACCGTTATAGGCAGCTGCAGCAGGATGAGGAACTTTGTAAACCTTTTGGTTAGTAAAATATAATTCCCATTCTTCTGCTTTCTTACCGAGAAGCACAATTGGAATATCTTTAAATTGTTTGTTAATCTCTGTAAAAAGATATGAAATAAAAGGTTTCCAAATCATATAATGGGAACCAATTCCTTTTATCCTTACAGTCAAAGCTGTATTTAATAATAAAACACCTTGATGACTCCACCTGCGCAAATCACAATCTTTATCTTCATAAGTGCCATATAAAGCTTTAAATATATATTGTAGTGATTTTTCAGGAGTTCCTTTAATACTACAACTAAATGCTATTCCGTCAGCTGTTTCAAATTGAGGATATGGATCTTGTCCAATAATAATAACCTTGGTTTTATCAAATTGACATTCCAAAAATGCATTAAAAATATCTTTAAACTTTGGAGTGAATCTTTGGTCTTTTTCAACTTCATTCACCAGACTGGTAACCATTTTATCAAAATCAGCAGAATCAATCCATGGTCCAATAACATCATGCCATCCACTAACTTTTAGTAGAGCATTAAAATAATCTTTTTTTTCCTTTATTTTTAGTTCCATTACTTTTTATATCTTTGTTTAAAATTATGGCAGAAGAAAATAAAATCCAACTTGAAGCAGTATTAGATCCTTCAACCGTTACTAAGAATTTATCAATATCAACTCAATATGTGGCTTTATTGCAAAATTCTTTATTATTTGTATTAGGGCAAGTTGATCCTGCAGATATTCCAACAATTTATACAAAAATTGATAATCTTATTGAGGGAGATACTTCAATTAAACTTAACCAAATGGAGTCTACTGTATTTACATTAACTTCATTAATTCAATATATAAGAGGTGAAGCTTTTAAACAAGATAATATTTTAAAAGATTTAAAACCTAAACCTGTCTCTAAAGAATCTGCAACAGCTGTGTTTAAAGAATTATTAAACAATGGAACTGATGATTTTAATCCTGATGCTTTCAAAAAAGCATCTGATAAATTAATGTCAGAAGCTTTTCCACCTAACGAAGATTAATATTTGAAAAGTCACCTATTTCAATAAGAGTTTGAATTACCAAGTTTAATTCAGGTACATCACAATCTGCAAAAGATTTGCAATATTCAACTTTATCTTGATTAAAACATAATCCTGTTTTTCTTTTTGTTTGAAGTTTCATTTCTTCAAATGTATAACCCAATTCATTTGCTAAATCCCTAATCATTGCATGAATTTTAGCTAATTGAGCAGTGCTACCATGTCCAGTAGTCACACTAATAAATAATTCTATTTTTGCATCATCAGGAAGTGTTTTCAGAAAGTTTTTAACTCTTGTTTCACTTGCTTTGATTGGATATACAAGTTCTCCATTTTTAATAGAAGCTTTTGTAAAAAGACTTGTTTTCATCTATATGTTATTGCCGGTTCTGTTTTAGGATGTTTTTTTGAATAACATGTGTCACATATTGTCTCAAATTGTTTAGATAAATTACCACATGTAATACATTTTCTTGTTATATAACCTGTTATCTGTTTATTTAATATTTCTTCTGTTATTTTCATTTTTTAATAAAATTTTATTCCTAAACGTTTGCATCCAGTATAAGTCAGCCAAAATGAGATAATAGCTTTACCTCCATTGTAGAATCTTGGGCTTAAATCTACTCTAATCTTACCACCCTTATAATCAGATACTTTTTTTGTAATCCAGCCCATGCGTTTTGCTTCTGTGTAATTTCTTGGTGTCATTATTTTGTTTGTGTTTTTTCTAAACTTATATCATAGTAAAATGAATTACTATCTTCTGTAACCCATCTATCAGATTGATTTTCAACAGAAAGTAAAGTAGTATCAACTTTAAATTGTTTTAAATCTTTTGCAAGTGGTTTTGTTATCCAATTGCTATCTTTCCAAAACATTCTATTATTAGGCATACAAAGTAAGTAACCATCATCAGATTTTAATACGTGACCGCATTTATAATCAGATGGTTCATCACTATATGGGTTATCATACCAATCTACTGTAAACATGTATGTTGTCCAAATTTTAGAACTATCTTTTAAAATAACTTGTACTCTATGATTTATTAAAAAATCATAAGCAATAACACTTACATTTTCTGAAAAACAATCCCATAACTGTTTAAAGTGAAATGGGATATCATTAACTGGTTCTTTAGTATAAATTTCTGAAATTGGAACACGACTTCTTAACATACCATCATCAGTCATAACATGAAATGTTAAAATAACTCCTGAAACAGATTGAATAGCAAAACAATAAACATTAATAAAAATGTTTTCATCACTATTATTTTTTGTTAAGTAAGATTTTTTAACAAATGCTTTAAAACTTGGAATGTCTGAGTTTAATTTCATACTATTATTAAAAGAGTTACTATTATGTGTAAGATAATTATTGCTATTGATTCTTTCATTTGAAATTAATTGGTTTTGAAATTTGTTTAAGTCGTTTTTTAAAACTTGATTTTCGGGTGAAGATTAATTGCACCCAGTTGTTAATAATCTTTTTCATAGGTTTCGTTGTAGTATTGTTCTGCATTAAAAAATCCTTCTGCAGTATAAGCACTATCCCAAGCATCTTTTATTTGTTGCTTCTCTATTTCTTTTGCTTTTTCTTTTAATTTATCAATATGTTTTTGTTGCAACGATATTGAAGGAGTTAATTGTTCAATTAACCATTCTACTGCTGTTTGTTTTGTTACTTCCATTGTAAGTCTTTAATTACGTAGTTAATTAGTTTATTAATTTTTATTGCCATAAATGATGACCTGGTTGTTCATCACCTGGATCTGAAACAATTACAGAAAATTTAGCTTTCTGTTGGTTTAAAGTTAATCCTAAATATGGTTCAAGACTTGGTTTATCTAAAGATTTTACTTTATCATAGATTTCAAGTCTGTTTTTTACAGGTAGAATTAGCCAATGACTTGCATATTTTTTTTTGGGCCCTGTTTTACTAGATAGGGCCCATAAATCTGAAAAATTTGGTGTAGTGTCCATTTGTTGCCAAATTTATTATTTATATCTTAAACTTTTGTCTGTTTTAATAAAATCCTGACCACATTTTTGGCAAGAATAATCATGTTCTGCAATCTGTACTAAATTTTCTTTCATACAGTTGGGGCAAAGTATATTAGATGCAAATGCTTCCATTACCGGTGGGGGAATTAATGCATCATCATCTCTGGTTTGCATAAATAAATCAAGTTGTTTTGTCATTTTTTACTATTTCTATTAACTTAATCAAACATTCAAGTTCTGCTTCTTCATAGGTTTTATATTCATCCCAATCAGCAACATACATTTTGCCATTTTCATTGTATTGGTTTATGCACCACTTATACCATGCAAAATCCTGTGCATGTTTAACAATTCCTTCTAAGTTATACTTCTCTCTAAACCATCTAAATGCTTGTTGTTTGAGTGGTGCTAAGACTTCTCTATACTTGAACTCTTTAGAATATTTGCAAACACCTATTATATCTACTTCATATTTACCATTGTTTAAATTCCATAAACCAAAACAAGGTTCATCAAAACCAAGTTCTTTTAAAGCTAAAGCTTCATCATATTCTACAAATTCTTGTCTTAACATAATTATTTCTTTGTTCATTTTATGTTTTCTAAAGGATAAGAATTGAGGATTGTTGGTTTACCCATTTCCCAACTATTTGATATTTTCTCACCTAGAATAGTTCCTTTTTCAAGTAACTCTTGTCTAAATGCTTCTACATGTAATTTTGCAAAGGCAATTAGTACTTCACTTACATCTACTGTAAACATACGTTGAAGTAAATCTTCAAATATTTCTTCTTCGTGTATTTCAGATAATTTATCATTTAAAAATTCTTCTGCTGTTGGTATCATAATTATTCCATTAAAGGATTAAAATAAGTAATTTTTGATTGGTCAAAGTCTTTTAATGCATCTTGAATCCAAGTTGCGTCCATAGTGTTTTTATAACACAAAATGTGACAGGTGGCTTTATCTGTTGGGTTGAGCCTCAATAATCTTCCAATACGTTGGCTGGCCTTGTGTTCATTTCCATAAGAGTGCATAATAATTCCTGCTTTAAGGTTAGGAATTGTGGCACCTTCACTCAACTGGAGAACACAACTTAATTGATTGATTCTACCATCTGTAAATAATTGAAGATTTTGTTCAGATAGTGGGTTTTTGCTATGATAGCTGTGAGGACACATTTGGTCTGCTTGGTCTGTAGTATTTGCAAATACAATACATTTTGCAGAAATGTTTTTAAGAAGAGTTTTTGTGTATTTTTCCTTGGTTGGGTAATTCATCAAACCTTTCATTCTCATAACTGCAGATAATTGTTTTTGCTTAAAGTTCCCGGCCTCTTCAATCTTTTCACATAACCATTGGTAATCACTAAATTCAGAAGTATACCAATGACCACCATCTTTTTTATTCTTTTTTAGATTTCTATCTTTAGATAAACTTAGTTCATGAATTATAATTTGGTAATCATTAATGATATCCTTATCTGAAGCTTCATCTATAGAGAATCTATACACAATAGGAAAATACTTATTCATCATTTTAAATTTAGATGAGTGTTCATTAGCCGGTGGTGTTCCTGTTAATCCTAATATTTTACCTTGATATAAAGCTAAGAATTTAGAATGATTTTCTAAAATGTTATGACATTCATCCAGGTAAACTATTTGATATAAATTAGAGTCTTGATTAATTAAAGACCGGTATGTTGTAAATTTAATATGAGTAATTAATTCATCATGTAACCCCATTTTGGTTAATTCATCAATCCATGCTTTTTTAACACTTAGTTTTGGGATTACCACTAAAACAAGAAGAGAAGAATCATAAAATTTTAATAAATGTTTTATGGCTATTCTTGTTTTACCTACAGCCATGCTCATTGCTGTAGAACAACGATAATGTTTTAATAATTCATCTAAACATTCTTGTTGTACAATTTCTCTATTATTCATATATATTAATAATTTTGTAACCCATCTTTGGGTTCATTTGATATGTAAGGATTAACTTTAGAATCAATTTTATGAACTTTTAAATATTCTTGAGAAGTTCCGTATAAAATTGTATCTAAATCATTTAAAGCAAATCCTATCAATAACCAATCTTGATTATCCCGAGCTATAAAGATATCTTTTCTTAGTGCTTCTAATTTTATTTTTAATTCTGAATTCATGATTCAAATTTATCTAAAAATTTAATG